AAGTCGTCTTCAAGTATCAACAATCGTTGAATGCCGTCTTCAAGTGCTTGCTGCAAAACTTGCTCATGGCTTTTGAGGCAACCCCATGCGCCCGTGCCCCAATGCCAGTTGATCGGTATGGGTAATTTGCTTGCGTCCACTGCCTGGAACACGTCGGGGGATTGAAATATCCACTTGTCGGCAAGTTCTTTTTGTAGAACTTTCAAGCGGTCAGGTCTGCGCCTGAGGTTGATTACTACGATTCGGTCAAAGTATGTTTCCAATCTTCTCCTATGAACAATTAGCGGCTTGCAGCACTACTGCCGAGGACGTGCCACTAACACCAAGCACGTAAAGTGTTTCGTAGGTGGCAACCGCACCCGCCGACGAATCGGCAAGGTTTGTCATCACTTGGACAGGTATAGCAAGGTTATAAGTGGCTGACGTTGAACCGCCCGTCTGTTGCACGTGTATGACCTGTTGTGTCGTGGTAATGACACCCAACGAACCCACGCTAAATCCAGTAATCACGTTCATATCAACCATCGGTATAGTGCTGCTACTGCTGCTGATGCTGTTACTCGTGCAAGTGCCAAACATACCGACGATTTCACGAACCATCGTTGGCGATTGCATGAAGATATCTTTCTGCATTTCCACTTGAACGAGTTCCCACTTATCACTTGCACCACTTGCCATCAAGATTTCTATACGTGCCTGCGCTGCCGACAATGCCGCAAAATGAAATGTGTTCAGGATGCCCGATACGGTTGAGGTTGAGAACGGATTGTCTGCCCCGTCAGTGGGTTGAACGTTGTTCAAAGTGCAAGTGGCATCCCCGAAGTTAAGCGCATTGGCAAGAGTCCCTTGACACCTACGGCAAGCAGATGTCGGTTTCCATGCTCGCAAGAATGGGTATGCCTGCTGCGGTGTAGTCCGATTCATCTTCTCTACGTAAGTCGTAGAACGATGGATGCGGTTCGCCATGCTCTGTGGGATTGCAACAAAGTCCTCAGCCATTACGGAAAACCTCTGAATGAAAATGCCGTCGAGAAATTGGTTGTGGGATAGGTTTGGAACGTCTGAGTGACGATTGCTTGGGCAAAATTATTAGGGGTGGCATAGATGGGGTTGCCATTGCCGTCTTGCTTGCTCGGGTCAAGCCACTGCCCGTTGGCATCAAGGTATTGCGGTGTGCTCACATACTCGCCGTCATTGCCCTTGATGTGTTTCAGTTTGTTGTCGGCGGGGTCAATCGCCATGAGTCCCGTGCTTGGCACGGTTTCGTCCCAATTTGGATAACGGAATTGGAACTCATAGGTTACTTGCCAGTACGTCCCATAAACCTTGTCCCACATTTTGGTTGCCCCGATGTTTGCGACCTTGATGCTTCGTGTTCCACAATTCCAAATGGGATAGCCATTGGTCGTGTCAATCAGGTTGTAAACATGTTGTGCCGCAAAGGTGTATTCATTCTGCCTGATTTGCAAAACGGGTCGGGTATAGTCCCGCATGAGTGGCGGATAGTAGGGGCAATTTGCCGTATTCATCACGGGGTAAACGCATGGCGTCCCAAATCCAGCATTCGGACCCGTCCAAAACAATGCGGGGGCTTGGAATTGCTGAAAAGTCCAAGACACCTCACATGGCAGCAAGCAGGGGTCATTGGACGTTGAACCAAAAGCATATTGCCCATACTGGGCGGTGATTATCCACGATAACCCGTCGTCAGACTTTCTTTCTGCCGATATGCTTTGGCAAAAAGAGCCTGGGTCGGAATCGTTGGTCGTGCTGTATGCTGTGCCTTGTGCAATGCCCGTGTTGGTGATGAATGCCGCAACAATGCTCACCCCGCCATCATTTACGTCATTTGAGATTGCCAACCATGTGCGGGTGTATTTGCGTTCGTTTTTGTGTTGGGTAGATGACCACTCGGTTGACCCATCGTGGTATTCTTGAAGACTGATGATAGCCATGCAGTTATTTACTGCTGACGGCTGCCTTTTTGGCTGCAAATCTCAGATTGGCTGATGAACAACCATACTGTTGCCCGTGCCTTGCTTGGTTTGCTTGGCAAGTTCGGTATGAATCATCTTCAACGTGGCAACGATTTCCTCATCCTTGCTCTGTTTGCCATAGAAGACGTTGATAAGGTCGTGGTAGGCATCCTGTGAACCAACGGCATGCGCACCAGCAAAGGATGGTTCTTTCTTTTTGCTTTCCTGCTTCGCCAAACCCTTCAATGCCGCCTCTGCCTGCTTGTCCGTCAATGCGCCGGTAGAAATACCCATTTGGATTTCGGCAAGGATTTCCTTGTTCTTTTCTGCCTGAGTCTTGCCCGATTGGATAAGGGATTCCACCTCGGGCGGCAACATCTTTTCAAGGGTCTTGTCGTGCTCACTTTGCGTAATGCCACCCTGCCCGATGGGATGCTTCAACATTTCGTCAAGAACTTTCTTGGATTCGGCAAACGCCCTATACATGCGTTCTGGTCCTTCAACGATGTTCAATTTGCTCTTGGCAAACTGGTCCATAGCGTGCTGCAATTCAGCAGCAGACGCCCCCGCCTTGCTCATCCCTTTGGCAAGAAAGTCCACGTCGTCAATGTATGAACGGATTTCGGATGAGGCAGTCTGAGCAAAACTGCCCAAACCTTTGTGAGCAATCTTATCAAGGGCAATGTCCAACTCATCGCCCGCAATCCCTGCCTTTTGGAACTCTGCCCGAACCCTTGCCAACTCCTCTTCCATGTCTTTGAGTTTGTAGGCGGTTGTCTCGTGCAATTCGGGATTGGTCTTTTTGTCCTCTTCTTTGAGAACGGCTTTCTTTTCCCTTGCGTATTGCTCGGGCGTAATCGCCTTGCTTTTCAATGCCTCATCCAATGCCCTTATCTTTTGGGTTGCCACGTCATAGGGCAGTTCACATAGCTTTTTACCCTCTTGCACCAATCGTTCGTGCTCATGAACGATGTCTTCAAGTAGTTCCTTGTCCTCCTCAAACTCGGCATCGGCTTCTTTTTGGGCATCGGTCAGTTTTTTGAGTGCCCGCATTTTGGCAATAACGGTGTCTTGCACGTCTTTCGGCACGTTATCTTTTGCCATGTCGTGCCGTGCCTTTTGCTCGTCCGTCATGCCAAAGGTGTCAATCTTGTTTTGCAGGTCTTTGGCTTCTTGTTCTGCCTTCTTTCTCGCCTCGGTTTCTCTGTGCCATATTTCGTTTAGTTTGGTGGTTTGGTCCGCCAATGCCCTATCCAATTTCTTGCTATTGGTGAGTATCGTTTTCAGATTGGAGTTACTTGCTTCACCTGCCAAGCCAAAACAACGGACTACCGAGATTTTCCAATTGTCCAATGCCTGCTCTTGCTTTTTGAGTTCTTCCTCATGCTTTTGTTCTGCGGTCTTTTCTTTGCCCAAATTGTCTTCCAACATTTTGGAGGTCTTGCCATGAGAAACATAGGCAGCAGTAGCCACACCAAGGGCAGCAGCCCCCGCAAGGATCGCCCAGCCCCACGGACCCATGAGGGCAAGTTCGGCAACCCTTGTAACGTTGGTGGCGGCAATCATGGTCTTTAATGCGCCATAGGATTTGGTCAATTTGGATATGCCAACCATCCCCGACCCCATGACGCTGATGCCCGCACCCAATAGGGCATTCTGAGTGCCTACGGCAGCCCCTACGCCCTCCAATGACTTGCCCAATACCTTTTCTGCCCGCATGAGTTTGGATGCACTGACGGCAGTGCGTTCGGCTTGTGCCTCCATGCGTTCAAGAGCATGATTAGCAGGTTCTACACTTGCCCCAAACTGGTCAAGGGATTTGGCTGAGTGGTCAAGGGATGCGTCCAACTGGGTATTGTCGCATTGGGCTATTATGTTGATTGCGCCTGCAAGCATTGGGAGTCCTCCACACTATCTATCCCGCCAACCCACGCAAAACCGATAACATATCGGTTGCCGATTGGTGGCGTCTTGGTTGGCGGTCGTCATCCAACCCATACAAAGAACAAAATGCCACCCACCGTGTATATTCAGTGGACGGCATTTGTGAGCGCATTTCAGAAACCGTCTTGCCAAGTCGGAGGGCAAGGCGGTATTCAAACCTTAGGGCGTGATTTCGGGCAAAGTTTCTTTTTCATCCTCAATCGCCTGCGGTGTCAATGAGTTCAAGTCAGAGGCGGCAATCAAGATTCTGTCAAGTGCCACGCCACTCTTTTTGGCAAGCAGCTGCACGTTGGCGGGTGTGTATTCAAACAACGGGTTGCCCGCCTCATCGGAGAGGGACAGGCAAGCAATCGTTGCCGTCAAGGTTGTCGGTCGTGGTGTCTTGGCATACTCTGCCTCTATAATCGCTCGGGCATGACCGTCATGGCTGCGAATGCAGACTTCAAGGTTGTTCCACTCGGGGATAACCAGAGGCACAACCCGCACGTCTACCGTGTTTAGAATGTCTGAGGCGTTCAACGTTCTCCTTAGGACACTACACAAAGGTCATTGAATCCGAGGACAAGGGCAACCTCTACGTTGCTATCCTTTTTGAATCCTTCGGCTTTGGCTTCAAGGACCACGCCCTTTGCCCATGTAAATGTGGCGGCAAGTGTGCCTGCTTCATCAGTAACCGTGATGACAACGGCAAGTGGTGTCCCACTGCCTGCTGTAACGTAACCCTGCAACGTGCCGTAACTCTTCTTGTCAAAGAGTGCCGTAACGTTCAAGTCGCCAGGTTCTTTCTGCAACGAAGTCCTAAACGTTTCAACGGTTGCACCAAGAATCGTGGTGTCCACTTTCTTGGCTTTCACATGGGCTGCACTGTCAATGCTCAAAATGCTGCCTACGGTTGTTCCGCCGATAGAAATGGTGGCTGATTCGCCTGCGTATGGAACTACGGGGGATGTGGGCATATATCTATTCTCCGATTAGATGTCTGTATGTATCTATGCGAAACCTTTTGAAAAGCCACGAGAAAAACCACTGGCGGTTTCCTGCTGCCACTGACTGCCACTGCTGACGGCATTGGCGGGGCTGTTGTGCCGCACGTCGTATTCTTGCTGCTTTACACTCATCCAAGTGTCACCACCGTCAGGGTAGTTAATGCTCTCCGTGCTTTCGTGTTGCATGCTCCAACGGCTGAACGTCTGCCCGTTTGTGCCACGATACCCGTCAAGGGCTGCCTTGTATTGGGTGGCTACCTTGTTGGCTTGGGAGGCATCGGGGGACACGATTTCCAATTTGATTTCTGCGGTGGCTGTCCCTACGGGTGTTTGGTCAAGGGTGTGGTCCGATTCGTCGCTCATTTCTGAATAGATGAGGCAAGGGAACGTGGCATCCTCGGGCAAGTTGTCGGGATAGACGGGGGACAATGCCAACGAGGTCAAAAGTGTGTAGATGTCCGTCAAGTTCATTTGCCTACCCTCTCCGAAACGAGTTCTATGATGTGGTCCACAACGGCTTGGGCAGTTGCCTCAAATGCGTCTTTCATGTAATGTTCGCCTTGCATACGTTTGGTCCCCCACTCTACAAACGTGGCGTAGAACTTTTGCACGTCGGCAGCAGATAACGTAACCGCAACACCAAAGTTCTTTCTACTTCGTTTGATGGCACGCAATTTCAGTTTGCGAATCATGTTGCCCGATACGTCGGGGGCGTGGTCTTTGACCGCATCAAACATCTCTTTCATGCTGATGCGCATTGACTCACGGAGATACTTTCTGACGGTGTTCTTGCGGAACTCTGCCAAGTTGCCTTTCACGGCGTCCAACCCCAACACTTTTACACCCATGTCCTTGCCTCCCGTGCCTGCAAGGTCATCCACCGTTTGCGCCCGTCCTCAACAGGTGTAGAGGCGATTTCCAAAACCTTGCCGTCATGTATCAGGCGGTCAAGTGCTGTGAGTCCCGCAAAGTAACGGATGAGAATGTCATACTTGGCGATAGCCAAAGTCTGTTTCTCCCCGCCCTCGGTCTCATCCGATTCTATGCCCTTCACGTCGCCCCACACGGTTGCCAACGTGGTCCATGTCTTGACGGGCTGCCCCGTGCTGCCTTGCGTCGTGGTGGCACGTTGAATGACTAATCTATGACGTAATTTGCCTGCTCTCATCCCACTACCCCCGTGACTGTGAGTTGGTCAAGCAGTCGGTCAAAACCAAGTCCCATTGTCGATAACCGTGCCTCGGTCTCTGACTCCCTGTTTTCATACCAAGTGCCAACAGCAAGACATATGGCATGGATTGCGAGCGCTGGGGGCGTTGCAAATCCACTTACGAATGTGATTTGGACGGCATCAGGACGAAAGGCGTCATACGTGGCGGGATAATATAGGGCAGGTTGCAACCAACCCTGACACGTCGTTGGCGTCATCACGTAATAGTTGCTGTTGTCCCATAGCGTCAAGTTGTTGTCGGCATCGTAGAAATAAATGTTGGTGATGGATTGCAACGGGCATCGGGGCAGAAACATCTTGTGCCGATACTGCCGATAGTAACCGTCCACAAAATCATGAGCATGGTAGGGAGAAAAGAACCCGACGTGCCAACGGGGATGGGGGAAGTGCCCGACCCATTTCCAAGTCGTTGTCCGCAAGTCGCAATTCGTTTCTGCCTCAATCAACTGGGTGGCACGTTCCACGAGTGCCGTGATGTAGGTATCACTGGCAGTGTCATCCACCCGCAAATGAGTTTTGGCGTCTGCCAATGAGACAACGGGCGTCGTGCTACGTGATATGAGTTGTAATGAATCCATACCCTATTTAGTCCGAAGGCGCAACAAAAAGGACACTCAGATTGCTCTGAGTGTCCTTTTGTTTCAGAAAGGTATCTTACGTTGATGCCTTCATTTTCAATCCGCCGATGGCGTATTTGTCCACCAATGCACCGTCAGCACGGGCATAGGCTTGTACGCCAACAGCAGCCAAGTCAGCATACCGTTCGCGGAGAACTTCAATCCTGAGGTCCGCAACGTCACGAACCTTGTAACTCTTGAACCAACCAAAAGCAATACACGGGCTGGTTGTCTGAGACATAGCGGGCATGTGCTGGTTGATGATGATGGGGAACACCTTGCCCATGATAGCAATACGTGCTGGCGCAGCCTCGGTCAAGTTGCCGAAGGATTGCGGACCCAAGAACAATGGACGCCCTGCGGTGTCCTTCAAGTTCACTTCAAGGTAAGCGGCGGTGGCGTCACTCATCATCAGTGCCACGCCCTCGCCCTCGTCACGATACAACGGGTCAACCAAGTGGATGAGTCCGTTAAGGTCGGCATAGGTGATTGCGCCAGTGGCAGCAGTTGCCACCACCATAGACGAATCCAAAGCAGTTACCACGCCCTTGGGCTGTCCGATGCCCGTGCCAATCGTCCAATCCTTGTTCTGCCGACGTGCAATACGGATGGCAAGTTTGCGGGACACGTCATTGACAATGTCAATTCGGCTGTCCTGAATGAGTTGCCACGAGATGGGATACACACCACTGCGGTAGGTGTATGCCGACAATGAGATAGGCGTATAAGCCATGCTCACCGAGTCCTGAGCGGTGTTTTCACCGACAATAGAACCCTCGTTGCCAACATCGTCAGCAAAAGCATAGTGGATGGGGTTGCCGTTCTCGGTCGTGAACACGTCAGCCACTTGACGGATACCGCCAAAAGCTTTTAGGCGTGTCATCAAACCTACGAAAATATCCCCGTCAATGGTTTCCTGACCATGACCTGCTGTGGTCAGGTCTTGTCCGAGGTCGGGGGTATCACGTTGGATGAGTTGGTTGCTGTTGAGGTTGATGCCCAATTTCTCGGCACGCTCAACATATTCTGCACGGCAAGTTGCACCAGCGCAGCCATGCAGCAAGAATGCACGGAAACCGTCTTGACGGTCACGGGCGGTAATCTTCTGCGGCTGTGCGCTGCGGATCGCCACGGACGGACGATTGGCGGGGGTGCTTGTCTTGCAACGTTCAATCCGCTCGGCGGTTGCAATCTTGCCTTCCAACTCGGCTTTGCGGTTTTCCAGATTGTCAAACCGCTCAATTTCCTCATCGGTAAAATTGCGATTTTCTTTGGTGGGGACTTCGCCCAATGTGGAGAGGTCGCGGGCAACGTCGCCCAACTCCTCTTTGAGTGCCTTTAATTCATACATTTGTTTTCCTCAATAGAGACCTACTATCCGCACTTGGGCGGGATGGGCAGCACTTGGGCTGCCTGAGGTATCTATGAGGACTTGGCGATTTTTTGCAGCCGTTTTTCCGTTTCGGCTTTCAGGCGCAGCCACTCTTTGTATTGGGAGTCCAACTCCTCAGAGCGCAACATGGCGGGGGCGGCTTTGTATGCAGGGTCATTCACAACGGAGCAATCCCGCAACACGTCCACACTGGTAATCCAAGCAATGTCTTTACCGTTCTCTTGCTCAAAACGATACTTGGGATTCGTGGCGGCAAAAGACGAACCCTTGACCAATCCCTTGTGAATCTTGCTGGCTACCTTTTGATGGTCGGGGTCTTGTGGGTCAAACGGCACAGAATACCTTAACCCCATGTTGTCGCAACGAACTACTGCGCCATGCTCGGTGTCACCCAAGACGAAGTCTCTACTATGGTTGTAGGTGATGGCGACATTCTTGCCCGATGCAAGACACTTATCAAACGCCCCTGGTTGAATCCGCTCAAAGAGATTGTCACCAAGAGGATATTCTGTCCCTGGTTCGCCTGTGTAGAACAATGCACCATACCCGCTAATCTCTTTTGTCCCGTTGCGTTCAATGAGACAGGTTTCGTTGTCCGTGTATCTGATTATGTCCATAACTCCTCCACTAACTTATCTACGTCGTGACGGGCAAATACTGCTGCCCGTTGTTCGGGCAAGACGGCGTTCAACTCCGTCTGATAAAGGTCTATCAAGGCATCCGTAAATTGCTCGGCATTGTCCCATACACTCAGATTGTCCCTGATAATGTCCCGATGCTCCGTCAAGTCCGTCTTGCCGTTCTCCACTGCCCTTGCCATGCGGGTAATGAGTCTGCGCAAAATCTGTGCCGTCAATGCACGTTCGGTCTTGGTGGGCTGCTGTTGCTTGCCGTCCGATGGTTTCGCCTCGGGTTGTGGTGGCAATGTTGGCGGTAATTGGGGAGGCGGTTCGGGTTCGGGTTCGTCGCCCTCAATCACGATGTTGGCAGGATGACGCCATTGCATCTTCTCATCTTTATCCAATGGCAAATCCTCTTGATGTCGTGCCTCTTCCCAACTGATGACACCGTTGTTGAGTTTGCTGATTCGTAACTCACCCTCGGTCTTGGGGTCCATCCTGAGGAGTTCGGTTCGGTCAAAATCCACCGTCCGTAAATCGTTGGCTTTCTCGTTCTCCCTGAGTAGTTTCGCCGATACCTCTTGCTCCCATTGGACAAGCCAAAAGTCCAAGCAGTCGTCTAAGAATGCTTGGTTCTCTGACTGCAAACTGCTGTAACTCGTGCTGATTGACGCCCCAAGTTTGTGAGGGGGCAAGTTCAACAAGTCCGCCACTTGAATAAGGTCATGTTCTCGGCTCTCGATTAGTTGGGACTTGTCGGGGTCGTTTCCCGTTTCTTTAATCTCCGTGCCCGATACCAGCCATTTGTCTTTGTAGGCGTTATCTGCCCCTGAGTAGTGCCGCTTATACTCCTCTACAAACTGCTTTCGTTTCTCTTGGTCTTTGAGCAATGGCGACATGATAAAGAACCGCTCACCACTTGCGCCATTGCGGAAATAGGCTGACGTATGTTTGAGCATTGCCAAAGACAAACCGAGGGCGTCACGGGCAATGTGTACCAAGCCATCCCCGACAACCCCATCCCCAAAATCCTTAATGTGCAAAACGTCTTCGGCGGGAAATTGAAATTGCTTTTGGCTCATCCTCACATGGTAAATGGGTTCGTTCGTCTTGCTCATCGTGACCCATGTGGATTCGGGGTCAAGAATGAGAAGTTCAATCGGGTCGCCCATTTCGTCACGGATGATGAGGGCATAAGCATTGCCGTAAATCAAGACGTATGCCTGCATTTGCCGTCTGAACACAAACGGTGTGTAGATGTTTGACGGACTCTTTGCCAACAAACGATAGGCGGGGTGGTTTAGGTCTTTCTTGCGCCCGTCTTGGGAAGTCCGATACACACACAAGGGCAACTTGGCAACGTGCCCCGCAATGAGACTCACACCCTTGCGGATTGGACCATAGCCCATACAGGCACGATACGTTACAGGGATGCCCGATGCAGTGGGCAAAGCAAAGAGTGAATACGCCTCGGGGCTGGAAAGCGGAATGGCGGGGTTCTCCAAAGGTGAATACCTTTGGATGACCGATTGTTTTGATGGCTTAAACATATCTTATCTACGCCAGTGGGCTACATAATCCCGCACATGCTGCCACTCCATTCGTCCTCCTCTTCTGCCATGAATGCCGTCAGCCCAATGACGATACACACGATAAGGTCAATCCTGCTGTAACTGTTTTTCTTGTCCAGCATGATGCGGTCATGCTGGTCAATCTTCACTCGGCAGTTACCGAGACACCAATCCAATAGCGGATTGTCGGGGATACGGACTTGGCGATTTATGATGAGTTGTTCGAGTCGTGCCGTTGCGGGTGCCATGCCGTTCGCATTCTGAGTCACCGCCACACAATCAAACTCTTTGGCAAGCAAGTCGGCAGTCTCGCTCATTCCATAGTCATCATAGCGGACTTCTTTAATGCGAAAGTGGCTTGCATCCTCAATCAGTTGTTCTCTGATGTCTGCGGGTTTGATAACGTCGCCCTCGCAAAACCGCACCAACCCTTTGTCATGCCAACGGCTGTAAGGGATCTTGTCGGTCTGCTCTTTGTGGCGGGCAAGGTCTCGTGGTATCCATGCTCGGGGCAGCACCCACACCACACCATCTTTCTTGATTAAGAGACACATGGCAGCCAAGTCATATTTTCTTGCAGCGTCAATACAGGCAATGGCGTCATGCCCCCATAGGTCTCTCTCCTCAAACTCATTGCGACATGCAGCCCATGCGGCGCTCGATACCCATTGGTCCGAGGACGATACCCATTGCCCACACCGCAACGTTCGCCATCGGCTTTCTTCGCGGGGGTTCTCTTTCACGCTGGCGTAATCGTCTATGAAGTCTTGTTTGGGTATGCAGAGTCCTGCCCCTGGATTTGCTCGCCACCACCATTCGGGACACCGCCAACCCTCGCCGCAATTCTGACCACAAATGCAAGTGGATTCGTCAGGAATGCCGTATATGAGCGGAAAGAAGGTTGGATTCGTTTTTTCTCCGTCAATTAGTTCCTTTGCCTTCAACCATTGGAATCGGGCAAAGTGGCTTAGGTCAAACTTGGGTGTGCTGATTGAAATGAGAAGTCCGTTGCGAGTTGCGCCCGCATTTTTTAAGGTGTCGTAGATTTCTTCTGCCCAACTGGCTTTCCAATCCACAATCTCATCCATAATTATCAAGTCGGCGTGATAACCACTGATGCCCTTTTTGCAGGGTAGAACGTGGATGACCGACAAGAACCCGTCTTCATGCCGATACTCAATTTGTCGTTTGGTTGGGATTGAATGCCAGCCCAACCCCTTGCCCCAATACGGGCGCTGGGGTCCAAGTTCCAACATACGGACACATTCATTGAAGACGATTTCCGCTTGCTTGGCGGAACTCGCAATCAACACCACCTGCCCGCCCTTGATGTGTCGGGCGTGATAGATGGCAAGCGCTGAGCAATACCAACTTTTGCCGTTTTTCTTCGGCACCCATACCGATGCCTCTCTAATTTGCCTTGTGCCGTCTTCCCGGCGCTTACCGAATAGGTTTCGGGTCAGGTCGGCAAGCCAAGGCAACATGGGGACGCATTCACCCGCCTTGTCGCCTGAGGATAGGGGGCAGTTGTTCTCTATCCACTGCTGTATCTTGGCAGGTATGGAGGCATCAAACATGGTTCTCCTGTTGGTGGCGTGCCGAGGATACCGCCTGAATGATTACCTGATTGCGGCTTATGTCCCGACGTTGTGCCTCTTCACATAGCCATTGCCAAAGGGCATCAGCGAACTTGACACTGATTTGATTGGTCTGTTTTAGTTGTTTCCATTGTGCCATACCCTATCTATGCACCAACAATGCTTTTGCAGTGCCTTAGCATTACTTCAAAAACCCGCGCGCTGGCGGGTGCGGACGACGTGCAACCATCCCCGCAACTTTTGTGGGGCTATTTGTTGCGTTTGCGTGAGTTGCAACCGAAATGAGCGCATTGCACGTTGGCTCTTGAATGTGAACCGCCTCTTGACAACGGAATGATGTGGTCCAACGATACGCTCTGTGGATGAGGGCAAGATATGCTTTTGTCCACTGGCTTATGGCAAATGCCACACACCCACCCATCTCTTTCAAATATCTCATAACCACTGAACCGTTCTACCATCGCTTGCCGTTTTAATGCCCTTCTCCGTCCGTTTCTCCCCATCTTCTTTGCTCGTGCTACTACGCTACGGCATTCGTGGCAACGTATTTGATTCGGGAATGTCGGAGTGAAGATGCTCTCGCACGTATCGCATGTGCGGATGGTCGTCGGTAGCGCACTGGATAGATTAAACCTGCCACAATCGGCAGAACAATACACTTGGCTGTCTGTGTATGTGGTGAATGATTTGTGGCAATACTTACAGGTCTTGATAAACTTTGGTTGGCTGTGGTATGCCTTACTTGAACATGACCGAGAACAATACTTTGCTTTGCGATTGCCCTGAAACATCTTTCCACAACACACACACTGCCGCTCTACTCGTGAATATGGCTTATGGTTGGCATGGTTCATACCTTATATAAGTGTGAACCGCGTAGATATTTTGAGTTTCACTCCCCTTTGGCAGTCAATACACTATGGCACTCGTGACAGAGCGATTGCAGGTTATCCCAATCGTATAGCAGGTCATACGATGCCCCTGGTTTGATGATGTGGTGAACGTCGGTGGCTGCCTTGATGATGTCTTGTTCGAGGCACATGGCACACAACGGATAGGCTGCAAGATAGGACAGGCGTAATCGTTTCCATGCTGCTCCTCGTGTAAGTTCACGGGATGGGGCGTATTTGTGGCTGTCACGGGTGGGACAGCGGCACTTCTCGCGGACACAATAGCAATGAGAACAACAACGGGATGGCATTACCGAGACAACCAATACAACGTTGCAGCACCCACGCCATTACCAACGGCACTAACGGCACATAGGACGGCAAACAAGGTCAATAGGTCAATCATGCTTTGGTTTCCTCTTGGTTGTTGGTTTTTTGCCTGCCCGATATTGTTCATACGTGCAAAGTAATCTGCGGACAAATGCTGAACGATTGCACCCCTCATCTATTGCCCATTGGTCTAATTGGGCAACCATTGGGGTCGGTAGGCTGACACTGACGATTGAGAATGTGCTAAACGTGCCGTCTGCTAATGTGATTTGGGTCATACCGTATCTATGCCTCCACTAATAAGAATTAGTAAGGCAAAATGAAAAACGCCCCTCCCATACACATGAGAATTAGGGCGTTTGGTTGCTCCCGACGACAAGCCGATTGTGGAGCAATAGTGTCGGAGTATTTATCGGGGTGCGCAACAAAAACCCCGTGAGAGGAGTCACCGACTCACGGGGCAAACTACGAGAGAACCACGAGGAATGGCTCGTTGTTATCTATGCAGGTCGTTGCAATTTCGCCAAAGATGCCAACAATACCATTTCCACGGTCTTGGCAGACGCCACCAAAAACCATGTTTTGTGGTTTTGGGGGTGGAAATTGGGTCGGGAATCGGTTTGATTTCGGCTTCAATCGTGAATTGGGTCGTTACCGGCGCAGCAACAGGGGCGGGCAGGGTTTGGGCTGCCATAGGCATGGGGATCGGCTCGGCGGCTGATGCTGTGGGCATGGTTCTATACCAAATCAGGGTGCCAAGGGCGACACTGAGGACGACGATTAGGACGGATTGGGCAATGGCGGTCTTCATGTAAGTATTTAGTCGGGCGTAAGCAAATTGTAGATTATCTCACAATCGCACATTCCGCCATGCTCGATGAAAAACCGTAGTATGGTGTCCGTTTCGTCCGCACCAAAACTCATGTCAGATAGAATCTGGCGGGATACGGCAAAATCGTGCTGACACTGCCCTGCCTGTAAGGTTCTCAGCATCATTTCCGCAAAATGCCGCTTTTGATTGTCGGACAATAGGTTCGTTTCTAAAAATGCTGTTAGGCTCATGGTATCGCTCTCCTGATAATGGTCATCTCATAATCATGGTCTTGAATGCTGCCCCACCATGCGGCAAAAAACGTTGTGCCGTCCCCGTTGTCTCGGATGGTCGGGTCATGCTCACGCAAGAAGTGTTCCGCATACTCGTATAGTGCCTTCGTCTTGATGATGCCCGCCACCATTTGCCCATCGGCGAGAAAAGCCTGAACGGTCGTATCGGGATAGATGTAATCTCTGGCAATGTCTCTTCTCCGTTTCCGATACTCGGTATTATCGGACCCATTGCGCCCGTAACGAACCGTAAAACTCTCATATACAATGTCCCACTGAACCCGTGCCGCAATGGCACGAGTGCCACCATCGGGCAAACGTTGCAGGTAATCTATCCCGCAATCCACATCAAGTATGCGGGCGATTTCGTCGGGGTTGCCTTCTGCTGCGATGATGCGCCCACCACCAAGTTCTTCTTGACAAAGAGGAAAAACAATTGTCGTAAAATCATGGCTGGATTTCGCAAAGTTAGTCTTGAACATGGCAACCCCTCCCAACTGCAAGAGCCATGTTTTCCGCGGACAACTCACACCCGAAGGCATGTCTGCCGAGTTTTGCCCCAGCCAACAGGAACGTTCCCGTGCAACTGAATGGGTCAAGAATCGTGTCGCCCTCTTTGGTGGAATGCCTCACAAATCGCTCGGCAAGTTCCATCGGTTTTTCCCACTGGTGGTGGTTGGGTCTTGGTGCGCCAACATCCTGAACCGCACATTGCTCTATGAGGTTTGGGGCTGTGAGTGGTGGGGCATCTTTACCGATGAAGTAGAGGATGGCTTGCCAGTTGAGAAAATACGTATTGGTGGGTTGCGGTCCCATCGTGTTTCGGTATTGCCATACGAGGACTTGCGCCAACGTAAGGTGGTCGGGGACGGGTTGGCTGAGATAGGTTGCCAATTCGTCGGGGTATGCGCCACAAAAGATGTATCCCCGACCACTCGGCTTGATTTTGTCCAAAGCCATAGGCAACCACTGGCGGACAAATGCTGGCAGGTCTTTTACGTCGGTGCTGTATGGTGGGTCGGTCAAGAGTAAATCACATGGCTTTTGCAGTGGCAGCCAGTCCAAGCAATCCGCCTGGGTGATGTGTGCCTTCGTCGGCAAGGTTTCGTATTGTTGGCGTTTGGCTTCCTCTCGTTCTCGTGCCTGAATGACTTTGAGTGCGCTATGCGCCCCGTGCTTGTCCATCAAGTCAATCAAGTCGTGGTCGCCAGTGTTGAGTATCTTCAACTGGGCGTCCATCGTCTTGCCACTTTTACCGAATGGCTTGGCTGCTAAGTCTCGTGTTTGCCCCTTGGTACCAGGGTCAGGAAACGTTTCCTGACCCTGTTTTCGTTTTGTTTTTTCCCGTTCGCCTGCCTTCTTCTGCTCAATCTGCCTAATGACTTGGTATAGTCGTGTTTCCTCGGAGTTTAGGAATGGTTTGCGGCAAACGTTTTCGTCATGTTCTGCCCTGAGTAGGTCAATCGTTTCTGTGAGGTTGTCCGTCTTGACTGCCTCAATCGTTTTCCAGCCCAGTTGTTTTGCTGCCTCAATTCGTCGGCATCCTGCTATCAACTGGTTGTCTGTGGTTAAAACTACTGGTTGCAGTAGTCCCAACGTCGTCATACTGTCTTTCAAGTCCTCTACGTCGCCCAACTCCTTTCTGTAACGATTTCTGATTTTGATGTCGTCAATCTTTACCTTCATAAACCTCCAATAAAAAACCCCTGATGCCGTGCGGGAAACACGATTTGCACCAGAGGTCTTAGATTGTTGAGTTGTTGTGTTTCCCGCACAGAAATATCTATGCAGGAACTGTAGTGTTTCAGCCCAAATGGCACACGGGCTAAGGTAGGTGACGGTTTCCTCGGAACCCAGTAACATGAGGGGAAGGAGGAAGCCTGATGAGCGAG